TGTGGACTATAACGCCACACAGGCCGCAATCCGAGCGGGTTACAGTGAAAAGACAGCAGGAAGTGCCGCATCGAGGATGTTGAAAAATGTTGAGGTCATCGCGCGCGTGCGCGAGATGCAGAAAGACAAAATCGAAAAGCTGTGTGTCACATCCGATTTTGTCGTGATGAAGCTTTTGGAAACACTTGCCCAATGTATGGCCGCTGTCCCGGTCATGGAATGGAGCCCAGAAGAGCATAAGAAAATACCAACCGGGGAATATCAGTTCGACAGTAAGGGCGCAACAAAATGCCTAGAACTTATCGGCAAGCATTTAGGGATGTTTGAGGATAAGGTCAACGTCAATGCAAGCGTTAATACCGGGCAGCTGGATAAAGTAATCGCGCAGCTTCGCGGCGATGAGCAGGATGACTGATTTACTCTTATCTCAAAAGTATAAAGCCTTTTTACGCTGCGATGCGCCGGTCGAGTTCCTAGAAGGGACAACGGCGGCCGGGAAAACTACAGTCGGGCTGTTCAAATTCATGCTTCGGGTTGCGGAAAGCGAGAAAAAAATACATATTCTTTCGGGTCTGGACCTCGGGACAATCGAAAAGAATATTATCTCCAAGGAACTTGGCATTCTTGACGATTTTGGGGATTTGGTAAGGTATTGGCCAGGGGGTCATGGGGCTTATGCCCTGCCTCATCTGGAATTTATTACATCGTCAGGGCCCAGAATTATATATGTGCTTGGGTATGACAATAAAGCCCGCTGGAAAAAAGCGCTCGGCGGACAATACGGATGTGTGTATATTGACGAGATCAATATTGCAGACATGGAATATGTGCGTGAAGTGTCGATGCGGTGTGACTATCTCATTGCTACGCTAAATCCGGATGACCCGGGATTACCGGTATATGGCGAGTATATTAATCACAGCCGTCCGCTGCCGGAATGGGAGAGGGATACGCCGCAGGAGATAAGGACGCAGCTTGCAAAAGACCCAAAGCCGGGGTGGGTACATTGGTTTTTTTCTTTTGAGCACAACCTCGGGCTTCCCAAAGAGAAAAAAGAGCAGATCATTCGAAACGTACCCAAAGGAACAAAGCTGTATAAAAACAAAATACTCGGTCTGCGCGGCCGTGCAACCGGTCTAATATTCAATCTGCAGGAGCACAATCTGATAACCGTTCAGCAGGCAAAAGATTTTAAATACCTGCTATTTACAGTGGGGGTTGACACATCGTATTCGCAGGAATCGGCGGATACGTTTTCTTTCGTGTTCTCCGGCATTACCTTGTGCCGGAGAATTGTTGTATTAGATGTGCAGACGTATAACAACAGGACACTCGCAAGCCCGCTGACGCCGAGCGATATACCGCCGTTGTTGGAACAGTTTCTGGAGGCAAACCGGAGCATATGGGGCTTTGCGCGCGATGTGTTTATCGATTCGGCCGACCAAGCCACAATCCTAGAATGCCAGAAGTACGCCGCAATAAAGGGGTCTATTTATAACTTCCTTCCGGCGTGGAAAAAGACAAAGATTATCGATCGTATCAATTTACAGGCTGGCTGGATGGCGCGTGGGGATTATCTGCTGGTAAAAGAAAAATGCAAGCCGCTTGAAGATGAATTGAATCTTTACAGCTGGAAAGAAGATAAATACGAACCGGAAGATGCGAATGACCATTGCATCAATGGATCCCAGTATGCCTGGCTGCCGTTTAAAGATAAAATCGGGAGGATAGCATGAATATATCAGAAAGGATGCGCAATGTGGTGCGGAATTGGCTGCGAATTCAGCCAGCGGATGATCAAACAATTACCATACGTGAAACGATAGGGTTTGAAGCGAACTGTATGCGGAACCGCATATGGTATCGCGGCGATACCAGCGAAATAGAACAGCTGTTCAAGGCGCTTGGACAGGATACAGTATCCGCAGCTCGGTTTTGGTCGGCGGCACCGTCTACGACAGACGTGCGCAAGGCACACAGTGGCATTCCAGCAATTATGGTGGATACACTCGCTTATCTGATAAAGTCGGACTTAAACGCGGTGACATTCGGCAATGAAAATGCTGGGGCGGAAGAATGGGAGGAAATATGCAAAGATTGTGATTTCGCTGAAATTGTCGGAGCTGCTGTTTCTGATGTCCTGGCTGTAGGCGACGGTGCATTTAAAATATCGATTGATCCTCAAACTAGCGCGTTTCCGCTGCTTGAGTTTTGGGCGGCGGATCACGTGGACTATATCCGCAAGCACGGCAGAATAACAGGCGTTGTTTTCAAAAGCGAGTATTGTACAAAAAAGAAAACGTATCAGCTGCATGAGATATATCAGCCACAAAGTATTACATATGTGCTCTATGACGGGGAAAAGGAAATTGATCTTAAGACCATCCCGGAACTTGCGGAGTATAAGCCCATTAAATACGACGGGAATTTTTCTATGGCGATCCCGCTGTGTGTATTTAAAAGTCCTAAGTATCCGGGACGCGGGCGAAGTATCTTTGACAACAAAACAGATGCATTTGATGCACACGATGAAATTATTAGTCAATGGATTGATGCAGTACGGGCAGGACGCGTAACCAAATATATCCCGGAAAATATGTGCCCTCGCAACCCAAAAACGGGGGAAGTTGAGGCCCCGAATAGCTTCGGGTCGCGTTTTATGCAGGTTAAATCACCTGTAATAGAGGGGGCTATTAGTCAAATTGATACGGTTCAGCCCGATATCAAGTATGACGCTTTTTTACAGTCCTATACAACAACGCTGGATATGTGCTTACAAGGGATTGTAAGTCCGGCGACATTGGGGATTGATGTAGGGAAAATGTCCAGTGCAGACGCACAGCGCGAGAAGAAAGACGTAACCGGGTACACGCGTGGCGCTATCACCGATGCGCTTGAAAAGGTGCTACCACGCGTGGTGTCTGCTATGCTACAAGCATATGACACAATGCAAAATCGTCCGGTCAGAATCTATGAGCCTGAAGTATCATTCGGCGAGTATGCCGCCCCCGATTTTAACAGCCGGATAGAGACCGTGAGTAAAGCCGCCGCATCAAATATTATGAGCGTGGAGGCAATGGTGGACGAACTTTGGGGAGCATCGAAAGATGATGATTGGAAAGAAGCGGAGATTGCTAGACTAAAAGAACTACGCGGGATTGAAACGGTGGAAGAGCCGTCTGTAGGCGGTGATCTGATTGACGTGGAGTGACATTTCCGGGATATTTGAGACTTTGGAGCGGCGTTTAATCTCTTCTTTAAAACGTAATTTAAAAAGGCATCATGACTGGGAAAAAAGCGAGGGCTTTAACTGGTCCGCATGGCAGGCGGAAAAACTGAAGAACATTGAAACGTACCGAAAAGAAAACCGCCGCATCATGGACGAATACACCGATCAGATCGATGTGCAGACGCGCGCGCTGATGGAGGAACAGTTTGCAGAGGGATATGAGCACGAAGAGCAGGTGCTGCTTGACAGCAGCCTTCCGGCCAATCCGTCTGTGAAAAGCTTTTTCGGCGTAAATAATCGCCGTATGGACAGTCTGATCGGCGATATGCTGAATACGGAAGCCCGCGTAGAATCGGCGGCGCTCCGGATGATGGACGATACGTACAGAAGCGTCGTTGCAAAGACGGCCGCAGAGATGGCTACGGGAGCAGTAACGCTACCGCAGGCGATAGATATCGCAATGCAGGATTTTTTGCGAGCCGGTATCAACTGTATTGCATACAAAAACGGCAGGCGCGTCAATATTGCGGACTACGTGCAGATGGCTCTTCGCACAGCGGCGACGCGGTCTTATCTACAAGGAGAAGCCAAAAAACGCGCGGAACTTGGCATTGATACCGTGCTAGTCAGCCAATACGGCGCATGCTCTGAAACCTGTCTGCCATGGCAAGGGCGCGTGTATATTGATGACGTATTCGGGAGATTTGACGGGGAAACAGATGGAGAACGCGGCAAGAGTAAAAACGGGAACTGGTATCAGCTTTTGTCTGTCGCGGTACATAACGGTTTGTTTCATCCGAACTGCCGCCATACACTGAGCACTTGGATAGAAGGTGTGAGCAAACTTCCGGGGCCTATGGATAAATCAAAGATTCGGGAAGTGTCCGCACTGGAACAAAAGCAGATCGGAAGAGCGTCGT